ATGAAACTTGGTAAAGCCTTTGAAATACTTGTAAAGCGCATTCTATTAAATATTGGGTTTTCAGAAGTTATGTCTGATGGTTTGTATATATTTGATGGTGCTCCCGGTCAAATGATTCAAGGATTGGGAGAAGCGCATAATGCTGATGTACTATTGGAGCCTCCTGTTCAAACACCATTTTATTCTAAAACAAGATTACTAGTAGAGTGTAAAGATTACAGTAGAAAAGTTGGTTTGAATACTGTAAGGAGTGTTTTAGGTCTAAGGGAGGATATTAATAATTTTGAGATCGTAGATTTAAACGAGTTGACCGCTCGTCGTCGGCAGAATCGTAATGGCGTCGTTTATAGTTTTGAAAGATATTCTTATCAAGTGGCGATTGCATCCATAAGTGGATATACTGTACCTGCCCAAAAATTTGCGGCAACATATCGTATTCCTTTACTGGAATTTAATAGAATGCCATTTTGGAATGAATTTTGTGAATTAATTAGTAATAGGGGTATTTATCAAAATCAACATAGACTATATATGAACGAATTTAGAGATGGCGAGATAGAAACTCAAATCATAGACTTTGCTGATAGGGTTGGAAAGTATATGGCTGTGGCAATTACCAATTCGGGGCAAATGCTGTTTTTGTATCGAACAACTGGTGAACGAACTCAATTCTCTGACTATTATTCTTTACATTGGAATGAACCAACACAGCCGTGGAGTTTGAACACAGGAGAACAAACATATATATTTCAATTACCTGATAATATTTTGAAACTGTGGTTGGATAATGCCAAAAACGAGCTTGAAATGAAAAAGGAAGCCATTAATTGTAAAGCAAGCTTCTTTGCAAATATGATTGTATATTTTACCGAACACAGCCGTCCAGTTATCAAGATGATTTCCATAGATAAATATGAACTTGAAAGAGCCAGAGAGTCTCTATACGTCTAAACGCATGTGGATCAGTTATTAGATATATCACTTATTTTGGACTTCCGATTATGTTTATTCCACGAACCCCACAACAACGCCATAAGAATGCAGCTGCGTTTTCACATAAAAAGAACAGCATTGGCCTTAAAAGCCAATGCTGTTCTTTGGTAAGGTGGAAAATCGTATGGAACGATTTGTCCGGCAATGGAATGGCGCAACTTTGTGCTGGGGGCGAGTGCCTAGACCTTGCTAAATCCTTCCATAGCTTTTTGGATTGCAAGGTCACAGCTGTCGCCCTCATAAGAAATCAGTATGGAGACAAACACGTGATCCACTTTCCGCACCAGTGCGATCCAGGACTGTGTGGTGTCGCCCTCACGCTCGTAATGGGTCACTACCAGCTTCTGAGCAGCGTAAGAGCGACCGGCGACTTTCTTGGTGGTGGGTTCTGAAATTCGTGCATCGGATAAAGAACGCTTGGCGGGATCACTCGGCAGTCTGTTTAGAAGCAGCTGATTTGCTACCTCGGCAGCGGTAAGGTCTGTCTTTTCTTTTCCTGCGACAAAATCATTGGGGAATTTGGTGCTTTCCACGTCGTAAATCGTCAGAGCAATCGCATAGGTCGGACCATAGGTGGCGCCCTGCAAATCGCTAATACAAAATTGAGAATATACATAGGAATCATGTACGGTTCCATCTATCGCAGTCCCTGAATAAGCGTCTAAATCCTTCGGCTTTTCCCATTTAAGGCCGATTTCTTTATTCACGTATTTGCTTTTTCGCTCGGAATAAGAGCCCTTGAGAATGCTGGTTTGTTTTCCACAGGAAGAGAATGTGAGCATAACGGCTACGCAGAGCAGGAAAGATGCGCACCGGAGCCATTTGCGATGCCTATTGTCGTTATCCATTCTGAACACCCTCCAATTCTAACCGGCTCAACATTGTGCAGAAGGCATAGATTTCCTCATCACTCATGTGGCAGTATAAAATTCTTGACGGCTCACCCAACTGCTCTACGCCGCAGTAATAAATCGCAATACTGCCGGCTTCGCCATAGGTTATTGATGGAGCAGATTCAGTCTCACCATTTGCCGGAACAGAGGAGCTTTCAAGCGCTGCCCTTTCATCTAAGGTTGGTGGTACTGCGATAGGGAATTGATCGATATAGCGTTCAATTACCACTGTGGCGGCAAGTCGATCGATGATGAACTGATAAACCATATATTCTGTGTTTTTCAAGGAGTTCCCCTCTGAAAGAAGAACAGGTGCTTTTTCATAGGGATTGTCTGTATCGAATAATTTTTTGGCAGAGATATTTTGAAAACCACTGCCTGGAAACCCGATAGTAACCTTTCCGGATATGCGATCTACTAAAACCTGTGGGCCAATACTGTTTTGCTTGCCGGTCGAAATCATATCCTCTAATTCTTGGCGCAGTTCGTCTGAATCCAAATAAGGGCTGCAAGTTTTCGGATAAAGATTATAACTGCCGGTAGCTGCATCCTGTACAAAGCTGTCAGCATTGGTGTACGGAAAACCCGGCGAATCATGGGATATGAGGGCGGTTGGTTGCATTTCAAAGCTTATGAAATCAGAGCTGTTTTGTGCCCCACAGCCGGTGAAACTAAGTAATAATAGAAGGAACAAAGCACACTCCGCAAAACGACATGGGTGCAAAGATTGATGTTTCATGTTAAACCTCGCTACTTTCTGCTCTTGGCAAGAGAATATAGAGCGATTACGGCGATAATTGTGACCACGGTTGCTAAGAAAGGATTTTTCGCAAAGCCTATTAAAATCAAATAGCTCCCAACTAACCCGTAAGCGGCGACTTTTACTAACTCCCTTGTAAAACCGCCTTCAAAATACATCACATCAAAAATACTGTGATACACAAACCAAATCACACCGGAACAGATGACCCATAAAATAAGAAATCCCATTTTAACCTCCTCATAACAAAGAACTGTATTTTGTATCTAAGCCATTCATTTTTCTCTCGTTTTGCCGCATAGCAAAGTATGGCGCATGCCAATAATAACGGTATATCTCTATAACGATAATTTGTAAATACTATAAAAGTAATCTCTGCAACGTTTGAATGATATCATTAAAGTGATAAAGCAACGTGGGGGGAACGATATGGATGTAGCTGGTAGAATTAAATTTTTCAGGGAGCAAAAAGGCTTCACCGTGAACCGGCTGGCCAACCAAGCGGGAATCTCGCAAAGCTATGTGCGAGACATTGAGCTGGGCAATAAGAATCCGACCGTTGATCTCCTCGAAACCCTGTGTGAAGCACTGGATATCACGCTCAAAGATTTCTTTAATGATGAAACCCTGAAAGCAATAGACCAAAACAGGGCACTCCAAGCCGTTTATCGGCTTACCCCTCAGCAGCAAGAGCGATTACTGGATTTTCTCCAGTCGATATAAAAAGAAGGCCGCGGCCTTCTTTTTTTGTTGCCTTATTGACTTTTCAGCGGCTCGGCATAAAATCCGTGAGGCTTTGTGCCACGGGGCTTGCCAGCTTCCAGTGTCCCAAGTAATATGACGAAGCCAATGAGCAGCATAGTGGCAAATATCCTTTTGTTTTTCATATTCGCTTCTCCCGCAATAGCCGGTAAAAGGTGCTTTTGCTAATCTGCATCTGGCGAATCGCCTGGGCGGCAATCAGCTCGCCGGAGAGATACCGGCGAAAGATAGCCTGCATTTCCGCTGTCAGCGCAATGGGCGGCTTGCCCTTGTACTTTCCGGCTCGTTTGGCAATCTCAATGCCTTCCCGTTGCCGCTGCAAAAGATATTCTCGTTCCAGCTCTGCCACCGCTGCAAACACCGTCAGCATGAATTTACCGGTAGGTGTCGCGGTGTCGATTGCTTCTTTCTTACTAATAAAAGAGACCTGTCTCGACTCAAGGATTTCCATGAGTTCGAGCAGGTCTTTTGTGTTTCTGGCAAATCTCGAAATGCTGTCCACGATGACCACATCGCCGCAGCGTGCAAATGAAAGCAGCTCTTGCAGCTGTGGGCGCTGCATGTTTTTGCCGGACGCTTTGTCGATGTAGACTTTCTCCACACCGAGCGAAAGCATCATCTCTTCTTGACGTGCCGTGTTTTGTTCTGCGGTGCTGACACGGACATATCCAATCTTCATTTTTTCATTACCTCCATCATCAGATTACAGCCTAGCCGAAAGCCAGAAGCAAAACTGATTTCACTTTCCATCTTCCCGATTTTACGAAAGGTTTCCAACAGCGCAGAAAGAGCCTCTGTATCTTCCTTTGAAAAATGCACGGCGATTTCTTTTTCACGCCAATTCGCTTCATTAAGCAGCGCTTTGTAATCGGCATCGGCATATGTGGCGTCACGCATCGGGTCAATCGTCCCTTGAAAAAGCGCAGAAATGGTTGGCTGCATAGCATTGCCCCCTTTAAAAGTAGTAACCGCAATCAAAGCATTCGGCTAATGCGGTTTGCATCTGCGAGGGATGCAGCAGCATTTCTTCGATTTCTTCTTCGCAAAAGCCAGCGTCCAGCAAGCAGAAAATCTCGTCCTCGGTATAGCCCATGATGTGAGAAATCTCCAGCAATGGCGCCAATGCGTCGTTGCCAACCCCCTTTTTCTCGCAGTCGCTAAACCACCCCCTATAGCCATACGGTACAGAAAAGAAAGAGGGGACAAAGTGCGGGCGATTGAGCTTTGCTGTATCAAAGGTGCTGCGCTTCATCTTACCGGCGGCATTCAGCGAGAGAATTTCTCCTTCTTCTATTGGGATAACGTCACAAGTGCCAGAGAGAAAGCTAGCCAGGTATAAGGCTTTTAATAAGATCTCTCTGGTGCTGGCATAGCAAATAAGACCAGAGCCGGCAAAACGAGCGATGCAAAGCGGGTTGTTGCCACGCATAAAGAAAAGGGTATTATTGCTGTCCAGCACCGTAAAGCTGAAAGTACCTTCTAGCTGCTCTGCCATTTCTGCCAGCGCATTAAAATCGAGCTTTCCGCCCCTCTCCAAAAGCTGTACGGCGACATAGCTGTCCGTTTCCACTTTGGTTGCAGGTAAATGCTGCTGCAATGCAAGCATAGAATCATTTGCAATGACACCGTTATGCGCAAGTGCAAATGAATTTCCCTTAAGATGACCGGGGAATGGATGATTGTTTTCGTTGTGGGAGGCTTTGCCCTGGGTCGCCATGCGCACATGTCCCATGACGGCAGTGGTTTTCGCCGGCAGCGAAAACTGCATCAAACCTGCGGCTCTTGGGCGTTTGTAAATGCGCAGTGCGCCGTCTGTGCTGACATATGCAATGCCGGTGGCATCGGTGCCACGCACGGCACTTGCCTCGGCAAGGCAGCGGGTCAGCCGATTTGCCTGCTTTCGTGTCAAAGTATGATTCGGGTCAGAAAATCCAAATAATCCACACATCGTTTTACACCTCACAGTCTGCCGCAATCGGTTCATTGACATAAAGGCGCCGCTCTTTTAAGTACTGCACCAGCTCCGGCTTTTCCGCTGCTGAGATTCTCGCCACGAAATCCGGCCAGCTCAGCGACTGCATTTCTTCCTCACCGAAAGAAAGAGCCACGCTGCAAATCTCATCAACAAGCTGCAGCGTGGCTAGAAAAGTATTGTATTTTAAAGTGCCCCGGAAGATGCGGAACTCAATGGTATTTCGGGGTAAAAGGTTAACACAGGAGTATCTGCCGCTATCGGCTTTTTTGGCGTGTTCCAGAATCTCACGGCCGGAATCCTTGTAGCCATATCGTGCCGCCCACTGGCGAATCTGCCCCTCGGTGCGGCGAGAAAAGCACAGTAGCTCTTGCCAGAACCGTTCAAAGAAATAGAGGATGTGCCCGATGGCGGCTTCCTGCAATTCTTCGCTCTCTCCAAATGCAGCACGGCTGACATGGACATGCAAGCCACAGGTACCGGCATTGTGGGAGCGGTAATGAAGCGATTTGAACTTCTCCAGCGTTTCTTCCCACGGGAGATTTTGTTTGTGGTACGCAAGGGTGCAGGGATGGGTCACAAGCTCCCAGCCATCCTCAAGGCTGCCGTCAGCTTTGCCGTATCCAATCGGCTCGGCATCGCTATTCTGATTGAAAACAGCAAGCACCTGACGGGCCTTTCCAGAATCCTTGCCGCCGTCGTCCACTTCCAGCTCTACGCCAAAATAACGGGGCGCATTGCCGTAGAAGACAGGCGCCGGCTTGTAGCTGTAGGGATGAATGGGAACGCCCACATTATCATAGCAGGCGGGACAATAAGGATAGTCCTCATCATCGTCCAGATAGTAAGCCTGTGAGTTTGGGATGATTTCTCCGCAGTGGTGGCAGCGGGTGTAGTAATCGTCATAGCAGTGGGTACAGACCTGCTGGCAGGCATCTGCCACCATGTTGTCGAGATAGTACCGCTCGCCGCAGCGGTCGCAGATGGCGGTCTGTGCATCCGCACAGTCTTGGCAAAGTGGTTCCTCTTCCGCCCAATAGGCTTCTTCCTGGCGGCCCACGGCTCCGCAATGGGTGCAAACAAAGGTTTCCATATTTCGTATTCTCCTTATTTTTCGTCGGTAATTTTTTGGACGAGCATGACCAACAAGCTGGTTGCAAGCGCGACGAACGCTTCCGCTGCCTGCCGGCTCAGCTTGAAATTATTTTTCGGTCATATACAGGCCTCCTTTAGAGATTCATAGCAGTGTTGCTTGCTGGTATGATATATCTCTTAGAAGGTGGAGAATACGAAAATGGCCGTCTCGTTATCGCACTATGGGCGGCCTAAAATATATTGCAATAAGTTTTCTTTGTAGATGCGCCAGTGAACGCCGGCACGAAAGCCTTTCAGCACACCGGTATTTAAAAGCTTGTAAACGGTATTCAGATGAATGTTTAAAAAAGCGGCGACATCTTCTGGCACAAGAATTGCAGGCAGATCGCCCACTTCATAGATAACTTCACTGTTGTAGTCGTTCATATCCATTCCCTTTCTGTGTACGCAAGTGGTAGAGAGTGAAGCTTACGCTTATCCACTCCTCTCCACATGCTGCACACACTATGTTCTTTTGTAAATTGATGATTTTCTCTCACGCTCGGTAAATGCCGAGTGTGGGACAAATTTTATCTTCAAATTAGATTGAAAAAACAAATCCAGTTTTCTGCTTAATCTAGCTCTGTAGCCTCAAAATCATCATCCTCGATCTCGTTTGCAGAAACGCTTTCACCGGATTCTACATGACTTTGCAACCATTTTTTGCTGATGCGATATCCGCCCAGCTTGACTGCGGGGATCTCTCCGTGCCGCACCATTGCGTAGACAGTTTGCTTGGTCAACTGACAAAGATCTGCAACCTCTTGCAGGGTTAGAATATCTCCATAATCACAAAATTTTTTTGGCGTTTTATTTATCATTGTAAACACTCCTTTACTTTTTTGTTGTAGTCCTTAACTTTCTGTTGTATCGGTTTTTATTTTTACCACACGGGGTTGCTTACCGTACTATGGTCTACACGTTCTAACAGGCTTGGGTAAAACCCTGACCAGCTATCACTATCTTTCGTCTTTCCCGGCCATAAAAGCACAGATGCCCCGAAAGCGCTTTTCAGCAGTTTTTCGCAATAAGGGAGGTCGATATTTCTCTTTTGGGCAGACTGTGCGAAACTTTGCCATGCTGTATGTCTGCGCTGCTCTTCCCAACAGTCTAAAAGCATTTGGCATGCTGGGGTACTCACTCGACGCTGCTCTGTTAATATTTTAAGAACTTTCCAAGCCGATTCCTGCACAATGTAACGGCAATCAAGGTGCAGCATTTTTAAAACGCGGATCATCTCATGCTTGCTGGTGGTTTCTACGTCCTGTAAAAAGGTATGAACAGTAGCAGCGTTTGGATTCTCTGTGAGCTTTTTGGCTTTCATCTGAACTTCAATCCTCAAAATTCCTTTGGCGGCAGCGGTTTCTTCTCCTGAAAAAAAGCCATCTGATTTTTGGTTTTGACTTGCTACTTGGTCGAATTTGCTATAAGCGACAAAGGCAAACCCGCTGCTTTCAAAATGTACAGAGTGGGGGTACTTGCTGCGGTGCGTAACAGGATCTCGTTCGTCTATCAGCTTGATTTCATAGGGAGGGCGGGATTTCTTTATTAGCTTTAAATAGGCGTTGACTTCCTTGTTGTTTTTCATCTGACAGTTCATGCAATAATCCGCCCGGGTGATACGGTAGCTTTCCGGGCCAAAATCCGAAATGAAAAGCCCTACCACATAAAGCAGTTGCTTTTCCACCTTCCATGCTGCCTCGGCTGAGGCGCAAAACAGGGCGATATGGTCGGGCGGCTCATTTTGTATCCCCTGCACCACACGAGCAGGGTTGACAATTAATTTTAAGGTGTAGGAGCAATAGCCACTCTCCTTTATCAAAGCCTTGGTCAATATGATACGAATACCCGCAAGGGCGGCTTGTAATGCGGCGTCTTTGCAGCTTCGGGCAGACAGGTACCATTTATCTTGTCCTATGGCCCAGAATGCTTTTTCGGGGTATCCTCCGTTTTCTTTTATCATTGTTTTTGCGCAATGAAATTGTTCGCTGTTTAACCGATAGGTTAACTCAAACGTATGTACCGAGTAATGAGGATTCATAGTAAATACACTCCTTTTGCAGCTGCGCATATTTTTATAAAAGGAAATCATTCTTATCTTTCGGTATTCTCCGAATAAGAAAAATTTTTCTATCCTTTTTCATACAGCAACCTGCCTTTATTATTATGGAAGCTTTGGTAACACCAAGCCCCTTATGACAGGTGTTGACATAGGTGGTAAAAAATTAAACGGCGTAGCGCTAAGTGTAAAAAAATATTTTGCAGCAACAACGGTGTAAAAAGAAAACACCGTGCGGCAAAAACATAAGGGATGGAAAGCATATATCATCTCCTAAATAGCCCGTGGTGAATAGGAGGATTTACATATGAAATATTCTATACAGCGATTGGACCACGTTAGTTATGAAGAGTGCCCCACGCAGGAGTGGGACATGGAAAAATATTTGCAGCTATTGTGCGAGTGCCTATATGAGGCCAGTGCAAGCTGTGCCTGTACAGTACAGGAGGAAATCAATCATGCAGCTTAAAGAAGCAGGTCCACTTCGAGCAGTTGCATATGCTCGGTTTTCCAGCGACTTACAGCGCGAGGAAAGCATAGATGCTCAGATTAGAGCGATCAGAGAATTTGCAGGGGCCAATGGAATGGCTTTGGTTGATACCTATGTGGATAAAGCCTATAGTGCAACTACAGATCAACGCCCTGCTTTCCAACAGATGATAGCCGATTCACGAAAAAGACAGTTTGATGTGGTTTTGGTACACAAGCTGGATCGGTTTGCGAGAAATCGGCAGGACAGTGCAATCTACAAACACGAACTGAACAAGTCCGGCGTAAAGCTACGCTCGGTTCTTGAAAACTTTGACGACTCTCCGGAATCAGCCATTCTAGAAAGTGTAGTCGAAGGATTTAATGAATACTATTCAAAGAACTTAGCCCGCGAAGTAAAAAAGGGACTGAAGGAGAATGCCCTGAAGGGGCACCATACCGGTGGGGTTCCACCGCTTGGCTACCGGCTAAACAAAGAAACTATGATGTTGGAGGAAGAACCTTTTGAGGCGCAGGCTGTCAAGCAGATTTTCCAGATGACTGCCGCCGGTGCAGGCTATGGCGAGATTGTGAATGCGCTGAATCATGCAGGATATCGCACAAAACGTGGTAGCCTGTTTGGGCGCAATTCCATTTACGATATTCTCCGCAACGAGAAGTATACGGGTACCTATGTTTACAATAAAAGTGCAGCAAAAGATAACAATGGGAAGATGAATCGCCATAAGTATAAAAGCGAGGAAGAAATTATTCGGGTACCGGATGCACTTCCGCAGCTTGTAAGCCGAGAGGTATTTGATGAAGTGCAGCAGCGCATGGCGCAGCGCCGACACAAAGCTGCCAAATTCACAGCCAAGCAAAACTATTTGCTGAGCGGGAAAATCCGCTGTGGGGTCTGTCAAAGTGCATATGTCGGCAATGCCCGACACCCACGGCCGGACCATCCGCTCTATGTTTCTTACCGATGCAGTCGCCGAAATGGCAGTGTTCCTTGCAAAAATCCTGAAGTACCACAGGATGCGATTGAGCAAATTGTGTGCAGGGCATTGGCCACCCGGCTGTTTCGTCCGGAAGTGCTGCCTGCTTTGCAACAGCGTTATGAAAAGTTTCTGTCCGCACAGAACACGCAGGGGGCGCAGAAGCGTGAGGCGATTACGAAGCGCTTGCAGGAAGTGCAGCGGGGCATCGGCAATGTGGTAGAGGTGGTAGTAAAAACCGGCTCGGCCGCTCTCACCGAGCGTTTAAACGCACTGGAGAAGGAACAGCAGGAACTGCAAGCTGAGCTGGAGGATTTGCAGCGGGTGGAAATAGAGCAGCGGGTGGATTTCAAACAGTTGACCGCACTGTTTCGCGAAGCAAAAAGACTGCTTGAAACCGGCGGCTTGCAGTGCCGCAAAAAGCTGATAGAGCAATATGTTGAGGTGGTAGAAGTATTCCCGAATCGTATCCATATTGTTTTGCGGCTCAATGACATGTTTCATATGGATGAGTGGGTTTCGATTGAAAATAAAAAAGATGCCAGGAAAAATTCCTGACATCTTTTTTTATTTGGGAAGTTTGTCCTTCAATATGCAAAGCACATAGTGCTTTTCTCCTTCATAGGTGCGGTAATTGCCCAAAGCCGGTCGGTTGGGGCGAAGCTTGAGCAAACCGGAGATTTCATCCTGGACCTCTGTACGGTTCAACTTGATTTCTGTATATTTCTCAAATTCGGCAAACCACGCATGTGCGTCCAGATAGTAACAGTTTTCTTTTCCGCTATGCTCAACGCCCTCCCAGTGTAGATAGGTTGGGGTGACACACTGCGCCACAAAAATATCGCGCAGGTAATTACAGAAAAGCTGTAAAGAGGAATTGAGTGGCAAAAGGCTGGCTTTTAATTGCTTATATAAAGCCTTGGTTCCCTCGATTGCGTATTTTGCAGTGTATACGCTATCGGCGTTGCCCTTGTTTAATTTGTATAGCAGATAATTTTGAAATGCCCAAAAAGTCATAAGCAATATTAAGTGTGCAGGATAGGGTTTCAGAACGTGTATCATTTTTTTCACATCAAAATCAGTGGATGGATTTTTTAGCACTTTTTCTGGTGAGACAAAGCTGCTAAAAGAATAAAGCGTGTTCTGAGGTGTGTTTAAGCTGTCTTGAATTGCTAATATGAATTTGTGAATGTAATACCACCAAAGGAGAGTTGTGTCTTTTATGATTTTCTTCTTCAAAATTTGTTTTGTTACGGGAGGATAACTCTTTGCGGGCAGCTGGCAAATAATGTGGCCTAACAGTGCTGCCTCAGCACGGCTGTACTTCAAATTGCTTGTGTGCGTATAAAGACATGGGTAGCGAAGGAGCTTGCTATTCCAATGATCCAAAACATCGTTGGATATGGCAGAAAGTTGCTTTTGCAAGACGAGGTTGTGCACCGGATAAGTCATATCTCCTACAATTCGGTTTTTATCCGCTTCAAAGCCTAAAAGGGTGTGAGGCCAACAATAGGGAATTTCTTCTGTTGCAAAAAGATTAGAGGTAAATGGGTTTGCGTAAAGGTACTGCAACAAGATATCTTCTTTCGGGCAGATGCCAATATTGGTGAGGGTATACGGCGGATTAAAATTAGAATGGCCAATAAATTTGCAGAAGTCGCCATCGGGGTTTGTCCATTGTCCGTAATTTGTATATGCAAAAAGTGCATAGGCTACAGTGGGCAATATTTCAGGGACTAATTGCCAAAGTAACATAGGTTCTTTATAATTTCCATCTCCCGGCTTCTGGCGTTTAAAGCTAATGTCGGCAAAAAGTGGATAATTTAATCCATTAAATTTATACTTTCCTTCCCTGGATGCCCAACCTACCAGCGGCTCGATTTCGAGCTCTGGGATGGCTTCAATATTAGAGAGAATCTGTTCAATAAATTCATCGTAATCAGAATTATGAGGCTTTTTCACTTCGGGATTTTCCAACCAACGAAGCTGTTGCGATATTCTAGCTTTGTTTATATGTACCCGAGGCGTTGTATACGTTTTTACAAAACGTTGATAAAAACGTGGCGAACGGTGAATTCCTGCATTTTCATTGCGGTAGTAGCTGACAGGCATGCGGAAATAGTCCACCTTGACATCAGTGACAAGGTAGCGGGGATGTTGACAGTATTTATAATGCACCTTGTAGTCTTGGCCGGTTACATGGCAACCAGCATACAATATTGTTATAACTTGGAATTTGCTCTTTTTCATAAACTCTCCTCGTCTATCAGGACGCAAACGATAAAGGTCAGTGCTTTTCACACACGGCGCTAAAGCCGGAAAAAGGGTTTCACTTATGCCTGTTTTAGAAAATTTTGGCCGTATCTATATAGGGGGAGGGAAACATAGAAAACAATTGTTTTAATGATACTCTGAATGATATAAGTAAGCATACCACAAAGAAAAAAATTTATCAAAAAATATGCAAAAAAATCTCAACTTCTCAACTTATGATAAGACATTTCATGGCGCTTTTTTGCAAACTGTAAGCGCTATTATTTTTCTTTCGCTCAGGTAGTGAAAACGTAATTGTGGTTATTTTAGAGGTCGGAGCTTTACTCTTTTTTCTTAACATGGGCACTGTAATGCTTTCGGCATCTGCCTTTTGATGCTTGTCCAAATCACAAGCCAACCATTTTTTATGCCGATTATGCTCACTGCTCACACAGTTATTTTTTGCATACCGAAATCGCAACGATTCTTTTTATAACACAAAAAAACAAGCCCACAACGTTTCCGTTGTGGGCTTAAATGTGTGGTCTGCGTATAAATGTTATCCTTGCTGATTTAGCATAAGATTTGAGGCGACAAGTCAACTTCGGGTTGTACTTATTTTGACTAATTACTGATAGCGTTTTCCATACTATCAGCAATATCACAGAATTCAACACCCCACCCATTTGAAATCGAAATTTCTTGAAGGCTACCAATGGGCGCTAATAAAAAACACAATTGTTCCGCAGCATAGGGTTTCCTATTGATTATATCATTTTCTAATGTGGCAAGCTCCAATAATATTTCGTCAATGTTACTGTAGCGTGACCAAGATATATCAGTGGTATTGTACTGCAAAAGATATCTTAATAGATTAAACTGTTGCTGTATTATAGAAAGATTTTTGATTTATATACCTCGCAAAAAAACAAGCACACAACAAATGTTGTGTGCTTGAATGGCGGAGAAGGAGAGATTCGAACTGCAAACTTTCCGTCTGTTTTCAAGGGAGGGACAAGCAGTTACGAATTATTACGAAACTACTTTAAAACCAAGATGTAGCAAAGTTTCAAAATAAGAATGGTGTGCTACTGAAAAAACGTGTGCAATCTTTCAAACAGTGTAATTTGGTGATACAATATTACTCGATAGCAAGCGAACTACTTGTTATGGCTGTGGTGTCCCGATTTCGATACTATTCCAGATTTCCGCTTGTGGTATTCTAGTATTAATGAAAAATTGAGTAAGAATGCATCAACTTATTTTCAAAAGTATCTTGGACGAAATCAGCATAAACGAAAGTAGGATTCTATAATAGCTTTGCCTAACACACAAATATTATCTGTTTTAGATTCCTTAGCAATTATGTCTTCCTCCTTTAGCGACGCAGTTTGTGGTATGGGAGATTTGGACGATTTGCGTTTCAGTGTTCACGGAGAAGATTTTCATGAACAACTAAAAAAGAAGCACCTTTTTGGAGGAAAAAAGCAGAAGAAGTGGACAACTTGGGTTACTACAAGCTTGCCACCGTTTTTAGAACTTTAGCTGATAGAGTAAATCAAAATTTTCTTTTCGGTGATTAACTAAAATATTGCTGTTCCTGATATGATTATAATGAATAAGTTTGTTGGAGGAATTGGAGACGATTTGTATTCCGTTAACACAAAAAATTTCAGGCAACTGTTTCTTGCAGTGTTCGCTTAGTTGACTTTACAAACGACATATATTAATTAAGTACAAAATTGACAGTATTGCAAAATCCGTTGCACCTTGTTAGCCTATAAATAAGACTTAGACAGAATGAAGGCTATCTTGCAAAGGAAAGGAATATGGTTTAGAATTAAATATAAAAATAGTGTTATTATATATTTATATTGATATTGGAAGTGATTGCTTTGGGTTATACTATAAGCCGACTCCTTCGCACAGAGATTGAAATCGAGCATTTTGTGGATAACGTTTTGCAAATAGTGCCCACTACTGAAAAGCGAGACGCTATTCGCAAAATTTGTTCTCAAGAGAACAACGTGCTGGCATATGGTTCTCATTCGACTCTTCGTGATGATTCGCACCGAGACTTTGAATATCGCGATAGCAAGCGCCGGGAAACACTTAGAGAGACAATTTTAACGGAATTAAAGGATCTCCCGAGACTCTCAGATGATGATAGCATTAAACTTGGGATAGGGGGAGCAAAGCCCCCTGCGGGTATGCGCGCAGAAAGAAAAGCTTTTTACATAATTGGTCCTCCAGCATCTGGGAAATCTAAAGTTTCTAATATCCTTGCTGATAGAATGGGGGCATATATCCTTGACTCTGATTTCGCTAAAAGGAAACTTCCAGAATATACTAAAGAGGGAGGCGCGTCCCTAGTTCATGAAGAGTCTGACGAAATTGTATTTTCAGGTGAAAATAATTTGATGTCTTGGTGTGTTAGTCAATCAGTTAATCTAGTTATTCCTAAAATTGGACACACTATAAATAGTATTAATGATATTTGTACAGGACTGTCAGAAAAAGGTTATGAGGTATATCTTATTGCTATCGATCTTGATCGACAAAAAGCCACTAGGCGTGCATATCAAAGATTCATTGATTCCAATAGATATGTTCCGCTGGCTATAATTTTTGATCAATATTCTAACGAACCTCTTATTAATTATTTTCGCATTAAGTCAGGTCCCAAAACTGTATTTTCCGGATTTGCGCGTATCTCTACAGATGTACCAATCGGCAGTCCTTTTGAATTAAAGGAACAGATTAACTTAGATGAATTAAAATATATTGAATGGAGGTAATTGTTAATGACTAAAGAGAGAAACACTGCTAGGACACCAACATCGTGCACCAGTGCGAGAAAAGTAAGTGCTTCTAATTCTTGGGTACCAGCCCGCCGTGATTTGGAAGTGGCGACCATAGGTGTGCGGACTTCGAAAATGAAGCGATCGGCTGCGGGCTATGTTGTAAAGAGCGCTGGAACGATGGAAATTACTCCCTCGTCCGCTTTCGCGAGTGGACGGAAGAAAATCACTAACAGGAATAAAAAGTTGCAGTCTGCCTATGACCGGATTATTAAACAAGAAGATATTGATTCTGCGCGTACGTTGCAAGCTTTACGTGCAATTAAATAATAAGCTACAGAGAGTTGTTAGTAGCACAGCCCTGCATGATTAGCTCGATGTTGAATTTTCAACAGTCGTTCGAAAGATAGAGGTAATGCTCTCAAACCAGTTGGCATGCTTGTTATGTTTTACAATAAAAAATCCCCGACCGATGAGGCCGGGGATTTTTTAGCTTTATTCTTTTTTACTCGGTTTCTTGAGTATATTGTCCCATATATTTTCGGAACCAAGTTTGCCAGCAGAGAGAAGAGTGATTAAGAAGTCCGGGATAGTCGCCCCCATTTTGTTTGCGTTTTCACAAATGCTGCCGAGTTCCGTGAAAATATACCAGCAGATTACTACGGGAAATACCATCATGCCATAAGTAAAGGGAAGTGTAAATCCGGGAATGTTGTTGACGATTTGACCGAGTATTCCGTCTACGATTGCTGCAATAATGACGACGAGAATCATCCCTGCTTTGTGCCAGATGCCGTCTCGCGCGGTGCTCGACTTCCACTCACCATTCTTCTTGGCTGCGGCAGAACCCGACATCCAGTCCAATGCCATGCAACAAACCCAGCCTACGACAAGCCAACCAATCCAACCAAAAGCAGCGGTAAAGGCTGTGGCTGTCCCTACGATGCCGCCCTTGATGACTGCAAAGATATTGCGCTTCTCTTCCATGTCTATACCTCCGTTTTGCTTACGCTGATGTTACCCAGTCGAGCGGCCTGTTCAGAAATTAGCGCAAACAGGCTGGCGGCATCGCCGCCGGTGCACGGGCTGGTCGAAATGACAAAGTGAGGTGCGGGTGCTGCGGGCTGTGCCGGGGCTTGTACCTCTTCTGCAAATCCGTTCAGTTTTGCACCCTTAATCAGGGCCGGGTAGTCGTTATAAGCAAAGTTGCAATCGACATACCCGGAAACGCCCGGCACTCTGCCCCGGCTGGTGTGCTGCCACATACCATGCTTGATGCTGGGCCGGATGCCACGATAGTCTGCAATCCAGAGGTCAAAGGCAGCAAGACGGCTCATGTTCAACTCGGTCTGATGGTAATATGTATAGGTGTAAATCATCGCATAGCAGCCCCAGCTTTCAATGGCCTTTGCGGCTCTGATAACAAGGTCGGTCAATGCATCCGCAGAAAGCGGCTTGAGCAAGTTCTCCTCAACATCAACAACCATCGGGTACTCAAACTGCTTGCCTGCAATTGCCTTACGCACCATGGCCAGCTCTGCATCCACCTGCGCAGTGGTCTGTGCATAGGTGTAATAGTAAACGCCTACCGGGATACCAAGGCGCTTGCACTCTGCATAGTTGCGCTCAAACTGCGGGTCGATGTAGATGCCGTATTTGTTTGTGGATACGGCACGAATCATAACAAACTCCGCTGCGCCAGATGCTTTCACCTGGTCGAAGTTAACTACACCCTGATGCTTGGAAATATCAATACCTTTTTTCATTTTTATAACTCCTTTTGATTAATAAACTTCATGGCTTTGCGCAATGCGCTTAGCTCGCTGTGGACGTATGTGTTGCTGGTAACATCAATGGAACGATGCCCCAGCACTTTTGCTATGGTGTAAATATCTGCGCCATGTCTGCGAAGATAAGTACCATATGTGTGGCGAAGGATATGCGCAGTCAGCTGATGCACTCCTGTTTCCTTCTCAAAGTGCTGCATCTGCGTTTTTAATCTGCGGCTCCACGCTTCCGGGTTGATTGGCTGTCCATTATCATGCACTAGGTACGACCCGTGTCCGTATAGGTCGATGCAAGCTTTGTATGCTTGCACGGCGATGTTTGACAATGGATTAATACGGTAGCTATTGCACTTTGGCGGGCGTTCTTGCGGCCCGCTGCCGGGTGCTAAGATGATACTGCGCTCTATGCGATAATACTTTCGTTTCAAATCAAAATCATCTTCTTGCCAGCCTGCCATTTCACCACGGCGGGCACCGGTTTCCAGTATTAGAACAACTTCCGGCATGCGCGACATAAACCACCGCTCTGCTGCGATTATTTCTTCATCGTCATACACCTCCTTGACCTTTTTTGCGCGCTTACTTTTTAGTACAGAAAACTTTGCCGGGTTTTTATAGCAGCGATCATTAAAAATCGCGGTTTCAAATATTGCATTTAGATCCATTTGGATTTTGCTACACATCGAAGGCGAAAGCTCCGATTTTTCAGCATAGAATTTCTGCACGTCGGTTGGCGTTATATCTACAAGCAGCTTGTCCCCAAAGAATGGCAACAAGTGCTGATAAACAATACTTTCATACGTTGTGTAATAAGCTTTTGCTGTAACTGTGGGCTGCTTGTACACTAGCAACCATTGTCTCGCCCAGCCTGCAAATGTGTACTCGTCGCCCTTGCACCTTTTCTCTGGCCCGCCGTTCGCCTTGATATATTCCGCTGCCTTTTGCTTTGCTTGCGCTACCGTAATTCCGTAAAATGCTTTTTTAATGGGACGCCCATCCGCTCTTGTTCCAACTATGCCCATATGCTTCTTTAGCTTCATTTTCTTACCGCCTTAAAATGGTTTTATTATCCATTTTAAAGCATATCTGTTTGCGATGCTAATTTAGCAATAGGCGCTAAAGTAGGTACAAGAACACATACGTTAACCGTCGATGAAATACCAACACATACGCACAATATTCCCATTCAGATATATAGCAACAATTTTGGAGATCAGAGCATAAGCGGAAATGCTGCAGGCGCAGCTAAATTAGGGACTACCGGATATACTGGTGGAGGCAACGCTCACAATAACATGCAGCCTAGCATCGGTATCAATTACATCATAAAGGTGTAGCCGTTTGCGATGCTAATTTGCAACGCGGATTTACGGTTGGCGAAAAGACGCATAAATTAACTTTAGAGGAACTTCCAGCATTTCAACCACGCATCCCAACTGTCGTGGGTAACGGCACCACTAGCGGCATCCCTGACGCACAGCGTATAACAGGGGGGTTTTTCAGTGCAATATATAGTGACCAAACAATAGGTGAAGACAGACCATTTAATGTTATGCAACCCAGCATTGGAATCAACTACCTCATCAAGTTTTAATAATGAAATGCATTGCACTGTATGGCTGCATATTGTTGTGAACTTGATTTCCAACATTGCCCTTAGAACCTGTTATAAAACGAGAGCTAGTAACACCAGCAACGAGCTGAATACCATATCCTGCTGCGCCCGGAGTATAAATTCCAATTTCGTTTCCATCTACATAAAGCCCTGTATGATAGTGTTCTGGAAGCTCTTCGAGCTTTAGTAAATGCTCTTTTTCTCCTCCTAATTTGCCTCTCATTAAATTAGCATCGCAAACGACTACGTCTTTATGATGTAGTTGAGACCCATGCTTGGCTGCATAACGCTGAATGGAGTACCGCTACCAGATATGGCTGATTCTGACATGACGTTACTTCCAATGTTTCGATTGTCCCATGCTAGTGCAGCACCACCTAATGTGCCGGGGGAAACATAACCTTGACCATATACGGCATGAGTATGTGGTCCGTTATTGGCACCGGTTAGAGCCACGGTTCGTGAACCCTCAGTTTTACCACGCGCTAAATTAGCATCGCAACCTACTGGCACACGCCCGCGCATATCTGGCAGGTTAAAAGTTGTGCTGCCATTGCCACCACCGAACGCTGTTCCAATTACATTAAAGAGTCCGGCATATGCTGTTCTGCTCACTGCGGCACCATCGCAAAACAGCCAACCCTCTGGCGCGGACGCTCCTGCGAATGGTATAACTGCCCCTGTGGGTGTTAGAGCAGCGACTGGTGCAAATCTTTCATCTGCTTGAGGTTTTGTGTACACATTTTCTAACGCCTTTGCACTTTGTTCCGCGGACGAAGCGCTTTGTGCGGCAGAAGCAGCACTATTGGCCGCTGCCGTTGCTTTTGTACTTGCTGTGCCTGCTGATGCGGCTGCATTAGTTTCACTCGTTTTTGCAGCCTTAGCGCTTGTATCTGCTGCCGTTGCTTTTGCGCTTGCCGTGCCTGCGGATGCGGCTGCATTGGTTTCACTCGTTTTTGCAGCCTTAGCACTTGTATCTGCTGCCGCTGCTTTTGTACTTGCTTCGCCTGCTGATGTGGCTGCATTCGATGCTGAGCCATTCGCAGATACAGCACTATTAGAAGCTGCACCTGCACTATTTGCTGCGTTAGTTTCAGATTTTAAAGCAGCATCCGCTGCTTTTTCTGCGGCATTTCGATATTGCAACGTCAGTGCAACCTGTGCCGTTAGCACATTGTAGTAGTCGCTTGCGACTATATTCTGGTCGCTGCATGGATCTTCCTCTATTTCAATCGGGATATTCCAGCTTCCAATTCGGTAGCCTGCCACGGTGTAAATTTGTAAACTAACAGCACCTCTTCCGGGCTTAGTAAGTACAGCTTCAGCGAGTTCAATGGTTATACTACTGCCGTCCACGGAAAAAGCGCTGTGCGTTTTTTTGCCATCAATTTCGGTTATTGTGTCATACCATCCGCAGCCGCTAGGGGCAACATATCGCAGCGTGAACACAGCACCTTCTGGCAGCTGGAATTCCGTGCTGTTGTCCCATAATTCCAACTTGAAAAATCTGCTGTACCGATCATTTTGTTTTGTCTTCAGCGGGGTCAAGATTGACTGCCGCTGTAAATCAAGTTTAATTGTTTGCATTTAATACCTCCTACCACGGTGTGGATTTACCGCATAGTGCCCATTGGTCGGAACCATCGGCAGCGTTTATACGCACCCAGTTTGTATAAAGGGTGTTTTGCCCTGGCGCGGGACGAAGTTTTGTTAGTTGAATTGTGTCTGCGTCAACGGTGTCTGTTTTAACGGCAAATCCGTCCATGTGCGATTCATGTTCTATACCGTTTGCATCTTTTCCATAAGCAAACACAACACCTTGGTCGCGACCTTCCATAGTGCTGGCGTTAATTCGGATTTTTCTGCCTGTCTTACTGTCTAAACTTAAGTTTGCAGCATCCAGCTCGAGTGTGTAAATCCCGTCTACGCTTTTTACGTGGTCTGCGATTAAGTTGATAACCTTAACCATGGCAGCGTTTAGCGTTCCTGCTGTGATGAAATCAGCCACAATTCGCCCGTCTTGAGTGATGGCTGTGGTATATGGCCCATTGTATCCATTCCTAGAAAACCCAAGCCCTCCGATATTCCACCGCCAAACTTTTTGCGCAACGGCGATGTCATAATCGTCCATCATAAGTGCTTCATATGGCCGCCCATTGGCATCTTTTCGGATTACATGGCATCCGCCATTTGCTCCGGTAATCCACCCGGTCGCGTGGTCAACCGCTGCTTGAAGAAAGCTTGTGCTGGTCTTTTCTGCAACGGTTTGGTTGGTACTGGCGATTGTTCCGGCTAATGTGGATTTTGCGTCACCAATCTCGATGTGGTCATATCGGTCAAGCAGCACATTATAAACCGTGGAAATAACCTTGGCTTTTGCTGATACGCCGAGCTTGTCAAATATTACGGTGACGGTATCGCAGAGCCGCACACGTTCGAGCGGTGCGATGTCTTTGTAATCCTCTGTCTGCCAAAGAGCAACAAAAGAAACATCAAGGCTAACTGTTGGAATGCCGATACCACTTTTTGAGATGTAGGCTTGCGCTTTTGCACGCAGCTCTTCGGCTGCCGGCTTTTCTTCAAAATCTCCGGAAAGGTCAAGCGGTACCGTGCGCGGGTAAGGATAGTTCGCTGCACTTTCAGCAGAAAGCACTTTCTCCGGCAATGTGACGGTGATACCATCTGTACCAACCCAAAATGGGCAAACGCCTGTAATTGTGTTTGAGATATTTTCTTCTTGTGTGAGGTCAGTGATGTTTTTGCCATAGCGGAGCGTGACACCATTATCAGCCCCGCGCGCTGCGTGAAGCTTAACAGTATAGCCGTCCCACTCATATTCACCGCCGTAGGTATCGAGGATGGACCCCTCTACACCGCCAAGCCGGGAGCGAATACTTGCAGGAATAACTTGCGAGTAATTGCCCACCGTGGTCACGTCCGTCCAAAACTCGAACGGACACGCTTCTGCCGCATTGGTTTTAAGGCCAGAGAGCGCCAGACCAGCAGAACCAGCCGAGAAAGGCATACAAGGTATATGTGACAGCTGATAGCTGATGTGCTGCGCGTAGACCGTAACAATGCCGTTTAGGGGCTTTGTGATTTTGTAGATGCGGAATGGCTGCTTATCGCGTCCGTCACCCGGCACCGCGAGAATAGTGCTTGAAAGCTCAATCTCGGCATAATGCAAACCGGTAATGGGGTATTGCATTTCCAGCTCGAACATGCCGTTGCGCTCTTCGGTTACGATACAAGAAACGGCATCAGCCAAAGCGCCGATGCCGTTTGTATTAAAAATAGTTGTGCTTGGTGCGAAAAGTAAAGGTGTCATACAGTCCACCACCTCGGTTTGATTTCAATTTTGGTAATGCCGCCGGAGAAACTGATGCCGGTACCGCCGGGCGGCAGCTTAGGAAAGTCCGGCGCGTAAATATTGCCGTTGCAATTTGAGATGCCTTTAAATGCATCTTGCAGTTCACAGTCCAGGTCTACATATTCGTTGATACTTTTGATTTGCACCACGGTATTTCCGACCGTAAGCGTGCCAGCTGAAGTACCATAGATACGAATCAGTGGGAGCGCCGTAAAGGCGGTATGATTGTAGATTTTTCCGGCGGTGGACATTGTCACCAGCATCTCGCCATCGCACAGATACCGCTGTGGTTTGCAATCAAATGCAATCGTGAATTCTGCCGCTTTCAGCACATACGATTCAATATCCAGTGGGCCGATAAACCGAGCCATGCGAAAGAATGCAGGGTTGAAGTTGTCCTGCAGGCGACGATAACCGGCCTTGTTTAGCAGCCATGCCTTGAGTTCATCGGTGCGCTGTAAAGCGTTTTCATCAACAAATGCCGGATACTGTATCGGACGGTTTTTATACCTGTTGTTTGAAATCACCAAATCACCATTTTTACCGGGAATTGATATGGCCTCTGCATCAATTTCGGGGCTATTCAAAGTGCCACCGCTGCTGATATAGAGGCCTAAATCTGCGCTTGAGCGCCCGTCTAAGAAAAAGATGCCTTTCAAGCAAATACCATCTCCCTTCGCTGGATTTCATTCTGCAGCTCATCTGCAGTGGCTTTTGCGGTTGCTTTGGGGTCGCCAAGGTTTTGACCGTAAACGGTTACATTGATATCTCCGAAAGAAGCACCCGCTGCCTTTATCTGCTTTTGGCTGTTGGTAAGCGGGGTAACACGTGCAGCGCCGCCGATGAGCGTGAGCAGTTCTGGACCTGCTTCACCTACAATCGCGGAGCCTTGGCTAAATGTGCCGCCTTTTGCAAGAAAAGGAATAGACGGGATAGACGGCAAGTTGGGGTGCCAAGACCCACCGCCAAGCCATTTCGGCATTGTAAAGCCCATGCTGTTGAAACCACGGATGAGCGAGTTTACCGCAGAAATTGCCATATTGAGCAGCCCGATGATGCCATTAATCGGTGCTTTGGCGATGGCATCCAGACTGCCGAAGATGCCGCCGAAAATCTCCGTGATGCCTTTCCATGCGCGTTCCCAATCCCCGGTAAACACACCGCGCACAAAGTCTATGACACCGTTAAATATGAGCATCACGCCGTCCCAAATGCCTTTGAATGTTGCAAAAAATGTGTTAAGCAAACCGCCCAGCACCGGACCGAGGATGTTTGTCCAGTCACGCGCAAAAATGGTTTGCATGAAGGTATCGACCCCTTGGAAAACAGCCTGTATCTCATCGCCTTTAATGGCAATCAACGCAACAGCTGCCACCACAGCAGCAACCACCCACGTGATAGGAGATGTAAGTGCAGCGATGATTTTTGCAAGCCCCATAGCTGCCGTACTGCCTGTTGTGGCTGCCCCGGTAAATATAGCCAGCGCACCGGATAGGGTGCCAACCATTCTCGCAGCTCCACTTACAATTCCGGCAACAGGAGATATAGCGGCAACTAGAGCCAAAACAGTAACAATTGCAGTTTTTTGTCCATTGCTCATGTCAGAAAAGGCTTTAACAGCTTTTGTCACGGCTTGAATTGCTGCCGTGATTGTAGGCATGAACACCTCTCCAAATTCTTTTGAAGTGTTTTTAAGCTCTGTTGTAGCAGCTCTCCAACTGCCAGACGCACCATCTGCTTCTCTCGCTGCCTGTCCAGTGGCCGCAGATGATTGTTCTGTTATGAGTGCCAGCGTGGCAGCTTGTTTTGCTGCGAGTGATAGCTGTTCTCCTTCCGAAACGAGACCCATTTCAAACGCTTTGTTCTTTATGAGCGTTTCGTTTACCGCCATGCCGTAGTTGTCTAGCATGGAGGTATTGCCTTTTAAAGCGCCTGTAAGAGCCTGTATAGCGCTCTCTGTGGTGCCGCCAAACATCGCAGTTAAATCGCCAGCCAGCTTTACAAGCGTTTGTGACTGCTTCGCGGCTTCCGCTTCAGACAACCCACCAATATTTTGAAGCATTGCCCCCATGGTGTTTGCATAGGTAAGAGCTTCTGTGCCGGCTATGCCGTAATATGTTTCAAGACTATCCGCCCACCTTTGCATGGTTTCAGATTGCGACTTGAAAATCTGGTCGGTTGCTCCGATTGCATCCTCCGCTTCGCTTGCCGCATTAAACGCAACTGCGCCAATACCAGCGATTGCAAGTGTTGCGGGAGCCATCTTTTTGGATATGTTACCAGCAGAATCGGCAATTTTGTTGGAAACCGTTGCAACGTCTGAAAGCGTTGTGTTTGTTTTTTCTGCCTGTGCTTCAAGTTGTTTGAGGTTTCCTTCAGTCAAAACAATTTCACGCTGCAGTGCGCGGTACTGTTCTGCATGGTCTTTTTTAAACTGCTCGCTACACTGAGCATCGGCCTGCTTAAGCGTTTGCAGTTTATTTTTTGTTTCGGTTACGCTGCTGGCCAGCAACTCTTGCTTTTGCCGCAGTAATTCTGTATTAGTAGGGTCGAGTTTGAGCGCTCGGTTGACTTCTCGCAGCTCAGATTGTAGGCTTGCAGCCTGACTGTTCACGCCTTTTAAAGCTTTATCCAGCCCCTGCGTGTTGCCGCCAATGTTGACGGTGATACCCTTAATGTTATTTGCCATGCTGCACCTCGTTTCGGTCCATCGGCATCACAATTTGTGCAGACAAGCGCTGCGCTTTTCTCAGTTCTTTATTCATCTTTTGCAGTTCAATTCTGCAACTTCGGATGCACCCCGTGAGTCTTTCAATGCTTTTGAAGCTTTCTTCGCTGACATTGCAATCAATTGCAACTTCGATTCCCGTAATTTCTTTTTTCAAGTTTTCACCACCTTAAATGCAGAAAAAAGCAAGCCCTCGTTATTGGGCTTGCTTTTCTGCTGTTTTTGCGCTGAACTGTTTTCTCAATGCGCCACGATCTGGCTCTGTTTGCTCAAACAGCCAGCAACGCTCTAAATAGGTTCTCCCGTCCTCGCTCTTGTTTAATTCTGCGATTGCGGCATCCCGGCGATACAGCAGCCATTCATCAATGGGCATCTCTTCCTGTGCGGTAATGTCAATGCCGGTATATTGGTACACCAGATGTTCATAGATAAGCTCGGCTGTGTAGTACAGTTTTGCGCCACCGCTGCTGGGGCAGGACGGGAGTTTTAGTTTGGGCGGGAGAGTTCCTTTTCGATGAAAGCACCGTAGCCTTTGAAAAATTCTTGAATCTGCTTAACATCCAAATCTTCGGCAGATACCTTTGTTTTCATTTTGTTTCTGCTTAAAACAGCAGAAGCTGCATCATACATGGCATCGACAGTTTCTTGCGTGACGTTCTCTTCCTCAGAAAGCTGCGCCACAAGAATCATCTGGCTAAGCTGCTTTTTGGCAGGCAGCCCCACCATAATGAGTTTGCCGTCCGGCATTTTGTAGCTGTAAAAGCAATTTCCCATACTGTCCTCCTGTTACGCCAAAACGGTCGGCGCGGTTTCTTCCATAATAATAAGCGTACCCTCGCCATCGCAAGGCTCTGCGGTGAACTCCGGCTCAAGCAAGGTGCCTTCCTCCATCGCGTAAGCGAGCGAAAGTCCTGCGGTGTTGGTGCCGACAATGGTAATGCGCAAATCGCCAAGCTCTTTGTCCGGGTGTACGAATCGCACCACATAGCGCAGCCCGTCATCATTGCTAATACCGCCGATTTTGATTGTGGTTTTGTTGCCGACTGTCGCTTTGCGACCGGTGGCCACGAGCTGCGGCAACTTTTTCACAGACCAAGCAATAAAGCCGCATTTGAGGGTCGCTTCCTCGCTTGTCGTAATGGTGCGGGAAACATGGCCCATATCGTCCTTAATGGTCTTTTTCTCCGGCTTGTACACGATGGTAGCACCTTTCTGTACATAGCCGAAAAGATTGTCTGCCGTTTCAATGGCCTCATCGGCCGGAATCGAGCCTTTGTACTCCGCAACGTAAATATAGCCGCTGCCAAGCGGGATTTTTACATCAGCAGTTCTGTTATCTGCCATTTTTATTTACCTTCTTTCTTTAAAACTGAGGTCGAATACTTCCATAAAGCAGCTTTCTGTCGCCAGCCACTGCTTGTCACTGGAATAACCCGGGTCGAGCTTTTCCAGCAAATCTAGCAACTTTGCATTCGGTTCTCCATCGGCGCTGTACCGCTCCACGGTAAGGTCGTGCTGAATCAAATCGCGGCGAAAATCGGAGCCGATGCCCTCGGCGCTATCCAGAAACACGATAAAAGGGTAATCGTGTTTATCGACAAATGCAGTATCTGCTACATCTTCGCCCGCTGCCGAGAGGTACAGTTTAACGTCCAGCATTTTTGATTGCCTCCTTTGCCAGTTCTTCCATGCGCTCCTGCGCCAGCTTTTCGCCGTAAATGATATGAGGAAATGCGTCGGTGCGTCCGCCTTGGTGAAGTGCGTGCCCCTTTTCGAGTAAGTGGGTCAGCCTGGCTTGAGATTTGTCTGCATACCATGTGCGCTCGCGCCGATAGTGTGAGTCATAGGTTTTTTTAATGCGAAAAGATTTGACGTAGGCTTTGGTGGGCTGCTTGAATGTGATGTGTCGTTTGATTTCCTCGTTGGCTTCTTTGGCCACGCGGTCCACACTTTCTTTAATACCTTCGGTTACATCGTTCGAATATTGCTCGAGCTCTTTCATCAACGCGGCAGCAAGGGTGTCCGGGGTTACTTCTTTCATGGAATCGCCCCGATTCGTTTAAGCGTCAGCACCATGCATGGCGGGTTGGTGTCTCGTACAGGCTGCAGCTGCTCAATTTTGTAGCGTTCGCTGCCAATCACGACATTGTCGTGCGGGTCAATCCCGGTGCGGTAGGGAATATGGACAACGCGGCTGATTTCTGTGCTGGCGGTGCGCGCTGCGTAAAAGCGTTTAAAGCTGACGGTGCGCTCACCAAAACGAATGCCGGCGGCCTTTTGCGGACCTGGCTTATTGGCCACGGTTTCAAACACCGAAAGCCGCCCATCGTTAAATGTCACAAAATCAGTAGGTACTTTGATTTTCAACTGGTACCACCACCTGACTGAGGAAATTGAGCGAAACCAATTCGCTTAAAAAATTCTTTTCAAACATTTCGAGCGCCTGCGCATTGGCATACCGGCAACGGGCCATCAATAAATCGCGCGGCAACCCCGGCGCTATAAAATCAAGCGGAGCGCCTGCAACGACCTGCAGACGCTCCATTGCTGATTTTATGTAACCGTTGATGCGCTTTTTTGTGGCCTCATCGTCGTTTCCTGACAGCTCTTCCATTACATCACGCAGCAGCTCTTCCAGTTGCTCTTTTGTAGGTTCTGCCATGGTGAGCCCTCCTTACTTGGCTACGCCTGTGCGGCCTTGGTGGTCACAACGCCTTTGACTTCCTCAACGATTGCAGAAGTGGCGACTGTGCCTTTAACGGCTGCCGGCAGCGCGGCTTCTTTGAGATTGGTGATATCGGCCACTACAAAGGCATTTTCGTCGAGCGGTCTGCCGTTGCCGTACATTTTGGTCAGATAGACGCGCTCATCATCGAGGAAGCGAACGCTGTCGTCATACTCAATTTTGCCACCGATGCCGCCTTTACCCACGCCCATGAAATAACGATCTGCAAGACCGAAAATCACTTTGTTTGTGGGAACGTTGATGTCCTGCTCAATTCTGGTGGGGTACGGCATGACGTTGTTGCGATAGGTGCCGTCCGGCAGCAGCAGGGTAGTGGCAGGCATGATTTTTTCAAAGTAGTCCACCGGGTTGACCACCAGCAGCAATTCGGGAACAACGCGAGTACGGCCGTTCGGGCCAGTAGCGATGGTCTTTGCAATGCCGCCGATGGTTTTCGGTGTGATTTCGGTCAGCGTGATTGCTTCTTTGTCGGGATAGACGCCATTCTGCACGTTAGCGGTTGCGGAAACATCTTTGAGCATGCCAATCGGCTGGTCCTTACCGGTACCGGCCACCACGGCTTTACAGAGAGCGCCGCCCAGGGCTTCGGTCAAAACTGCACGCACATATGCGTCAATCCATGCCGGGCCAGCGTCGAGCATGTCTTTGCTGACCGGCATAAACGCAGTCAGTTTGTTGGTGGTGATGTCGATTTTGCCGATAGCACCTTCCAGCTCTTCGGTGATTTTACTGCCAAGCGCGCCCCACATAGCGAGCTGAACGCCTTTTTTGTTGATCAGCATCTTGGTGACTGCTGCGGTGTTCTGTACATTGATTGCACCGAGCAGGGGGAATGCGGTAGAGATATCATCCAGCACTGCATCAATGACGGTTTCCGGCATGTCGTTTTCAATGCCGGTGAAAGCCTGCTTGATATCGCCGGTGCGTACTGCCTGCATCATGGCGGTGTAGAAGCCCTCTTCGGCGCTGGTCAGCTGGCGCACGCCACGCTTTGCCATAATCTGCTGGTCGCCGGTGCGCTGGAATGCTTTGAAATCGGCCACCACTTCCTGCTGAATGCCCATGGCAAAATCAGCGAGTGCTTCAGTCAGCCCTTCGGCATTCTGGGAAGCGAGCGCGGTGTCGAGCTTTTCTTTGAGTTCGTTTTTTACTACATCTTTGCTTCTCATATTCGTTACTCCTTTTTGGTGGCGAACGCTGCCATCAGCTGTTCTGCGATGGTTTTGTTCTGTGTAAATTCTTGCGGCACATTTTGTGCCGGTGCGGGGTTCCCTCTTTCAATAGCGAGCGCCTGCGCTTTTGCGGCATCCAGCCGCTGCTGCGCAACATCTTCCACGGACTCTTTGGCCGCGATGCGGTCCGCAAGGCCATACTTAACGCAGGTCTCGGCATCCAGCCAGCTCTCTGCATCAAGCAGGGTAGTGAGCGTGGCTTCGTCCAGCTTGTCGCCAGCCTTTTCGAGATACGCTTTGCAACTTGCGGTGTCGATGACTTCAAGGTCATCTGCTGCTTTGCGTAATTCTTTCGGGTTGCCGCAGGCACACAGCCAAGCGTGATGAATCATCATCAGCGTATTGCTGCCCATAACGACATCATCGCCCACCATGGCAATGACGCTTGCCGCGCTGCAGGCGAAGCCGTCCACATACACGGTTTTGTGCGCGCTGTGCCGCTTGAGCTGATTGTAAATTGCCATCGCTTCAGAGACATCCCCGCCGTAGGAATTGATGAAGATATTGATTTGTGAAACGTTTCCGGCCGCATCGAGAATATTTTTCATGTGCTTTGCCGAAGTGTCGCTTTCAATCACTTCACCCGTCCACCAGTCACGCCCGTCGGCCGCGATGTCATCATACAGATAGATGTCCAGCGTTTCCGCTGCCTGCTTTGCCACCCACATGGTTTTTACCGGTTTACTCATTTTGTGTTTCACCTCCTTCAAGGTCTGCCAGATTTTTCGTCAGCCAGTGCTTTTTGCTCCACCATGTGTTCAATGGCACAGCGCCGACCAATTCACGGATTTCATCAATGCAGAAAATGCCGTCTGCAATGAGCTTGTCGGCTTTTTCCGCGATGCTGAATATATCGATGTGCTTGATGCACATGGTGTTGATTTTAAGGCACGAGCCAGCGAGAACGCTTTTCTTGCCGTAATATTTGCGATTCACTTCGGTGGCAATGATGTCTACAATATGGTCGATGCAGAACGTGAGGAACTCGTCCACCACACTGTCCACATTTGCAATGTTGCCCAGCAGCAGCGAGGGATTGATTTTAAATGCCTGCGCCACGCGGGTGAATGCTTCTTCTGTGATTTTGGCGATGTCACCAACCTCACTGGTGCTTTTCTTGCTGCCCTCGCCGGTAATTTCTTCATACTCCACACCTTTTGGCAGCACGACCAGTGCGTTTTCATCGCTGTAGTAGGATTTAAAGCGTCTGCCGTAAAGGTCGTCAAGGGCTTTCTGCCACTTCTCATCTTTTGTGGGAACGGTGTCTGTTTTCACTACACCCTTGCGTCCGCCAGCGCGTTTGTACTTACCGACGGCCAAAGTGAGCAGGTCGGCATATCCGGCCATTACACCGGACAGCAGAGCGCGAATGTCCTTGTTTGCGTATGTAAAGTAAAGAACCTCATCAGCGGAAAAGCTGCGCAGAAAAGTGAAATCCTTGCGCGTGACGTTGCTGAACTTGTCCGGGAAAAGCGCATATTCGTCATGCGTGAAGCTGTCTGCAATGATCAGCTGGCCGTTCATTTCCACGACAAGACACTCGTTGTAATAGAGCATCTTCGCAACGACCTCATGCCAAAACTGGCTTGAGTTCTGGTTTTTGTTCGGCTCCACGTTGAAGGTGTAATAGTCATCGCCTTTTACTTGCTTGCCTTTCAGCATGGTGCGAAATTCGCACTTTGCAATGGTACCGGCAATCAAATTGATTGCCATCTGAATTGCAAAATCTTCGACCGCCAGCTGGTACCGCGCCGACTCTAATTGTTGGTTGACGTTGACCGTTTCTGCGCTGGTAAAGATATTGCGCAGCATCTCAACAAGTTTCACTGATTCGCCTCCTAATAGCTGTAAACCTGAGTAGGCTCATATTCTCCGCTGCTGTCCTCGCAGTCCTGCAGGCTTTCGCTTGCACACACCGCCGAGACCAGCGCCATGAAGCCATCGGTTTTGCGTGATTTTTCCTCTTTTTTCTGATAAAACGTGTTTCCTTCTTTGTCTGTGGTTGTACATGTGTTGTTGGTATACCAGTTCATTAATGGGTTAATCCCCCAAACCATTTTTTGATTTGTGAAAATGCTTGCAATAACGGGGGACCAGCGCATTACAGTGACACGCTTTGTGAGCAGAATATTATTTCTCCCGCCTTTATCCGTGTCAAATCCATGGTCTCTCAATGATTTAGCGAGTAATGTGAAACGGAAGTTGTCGAGCCCAAGGCATGTGGTTTCGTACTCATCTGCTTTTTCCTCTAGCCACCCTGTTACAATGTCGGGTGAAATTTCTGGACCGTCTACAAAAGTAAGTAAGCCTTTGGCTGCCCACTCATCCAGTGGGGCTTTGATTCTTTTCAGATCTGGCGATTTTTTGCACACCCAAGTATGCGAAAGCCAATAGTAGGTGCCTGCCTTTTTGAAGAGAAGCCCCGCTGCCACAAAGTCGGTTGTTTTCGCATAGTCGATGCCAGCCACGCAAGGCATGCCGCGCAGATCAGGCAGAGGCTTGTTTGCAGCGAGAACATTAGACCATTCGGTAACATCGTCCTCTAAGCATTCCGGCGGCAAGTTCATCCGCTTAGACATAAAAGAAGCCGCTGCCGATGGGTTCTTTTTGTATGCTGCGTATTCTGAAATGAGCTCCTGCATCAGCACAGGGAAATAAACCAAAGAGGGGTTTGCCTTGTGCCACATGAGCTGGTTGTCTACTTCGTCCGGGCTGTCTAACCGGCAGATGAAGGGGAGAAGTCCGCAATCATCTTGCCCGTGGTAAAGAACGTCCTCAGCCAATCGCTTTAAATCGTCGAGTGGCCCACCTCGGATGTTTCCGTCCGTTGTGATAATTGTCTTGCGGGGAAATTCTTTTTTGCCAAGGCCGGTGGTGGCAACGTCGACCATGCGGTAATCTTCGTAGGCATGGTATTCGTCAAAAACAACCGCGCCCGGCCTGCCTCCGTCTTTGGTTTTATGCCCGGAAGTGCAAAAGCGCAGGTGGCTTTTGGTTTTTTTGTTGGTGATGCATTCGCTGTTCCAATGGAAGTATTTCTCCATCTGCGCGCGGTTTTCGTCTAACACATCACGCACATCGTCCGGGCTGGTTCGGGCCTGCTTTTCGCTCGTGGCGAAAATATCAACGTCATACTTAGGAACTCCGTTAATTGGCGTAATCCAGCAGAAACTTTCAAAAGCGAGATATCCGTTTTTTCCAGCACCACGCCCAACCAATACAAAGAGATTCGGCCAGCGCAGCAAACCGCTTTCGCGCCAGTAGGTACAGTTGTGAAGCGTAAAGATAAAAAGTTCCCAGGGGAATAGTTTGAAAGGAAAATGCTTTTGCTGTGCCAGGTAACGCTGAAGCTGTTCCTCATTGACATAAATATCTTGCGTATTGAAGCAACGCTCTACATGGTCGCACAATGCGATTTGATCTTTGCATTGAGGTACATTCGCGGCGCGGACATATGCGATGTAGTTGGCGATTTCGGGTGGCAGATTAACCAAGGTCACCATCTGCCTCACTGCCGGAGCCGCCGGTAATCTTCTCCGTGCTCAGCCCCATAGAGGAAATAATAGCGAGCATTTGGCGCGAATATACGATTGCATTTTTCACCGATGGGTTTTCTTTTTCGTACTCTTTGCCCGCTGCCGAATAAGCAGTGTAGGTGTGCCCTCGCTCTGCAATATCGCGCTTCATATGCTCAAGTTGTTTAAAGAAAAAGACGTAATCTTCAATCATTGAGCGATATAAATCCACGTCTGCACCCTTGCTTTTGAGCTGTTGTGTCAGCGATTCTCGGATTCTTTTTTCTGAAAATTTGGCCATATTCTACCTACCTCCTTCTCGTTTTTTCCTCACGCGCGCGAAGTTTTCCATTTTGTCGACCCTTTGCCCGTTCTCCTGTTGGGCGGCCGCTTTTTGAAATTTTTGACCGGGGGGCTACCACTTCTCATCGTTCCACTTCGATTCTGTTTTGTGATGTCTGGCATAGTGGCACTCATCGCACAACGCGGTGAGATTGCTCTTGGTTAATGCCAGCCAAGGAAACTTGCGGACAGTCTTTTCATGGTGTACTGTGGCTGCCGGTGTATAGAGTCCTTTGGCTTTGCAATCCTGGCATTCGTAGTGCTGTTCTTTCAAAACCAATGCTCGAAGGTGAATCCACGGCTTGCAGATATAAAAGCCGTGAATGTTATCCGCTGCCACTAATTCTTGTATCCAACGTGTAAGCCCTTCCGGTGTGTACCGCTGATTCATTGCCGCTGCTTCTCCTTGTTGGTTTTGATGGGGTTATTTTTAATTTTGCGCAAAAGAAAAAGCAGCTGAGATTGCTCTCGGCTGCTTTTTCTTATTTTGCACAATATTAGTTTAGCATGAAAGTAGGTCCTCTTGGTGACCCAATTTGAATATTTTTAGAAAATAATATTCTTGTATCGCGTGAGAAAACGCTAGGTATAGGACTACTGTATATTAATAATAGATCGGCATCTAGGATAGTTAGAACACCCGTAAAACTCTTTGCCAGCATTAGGCCCTTTGAAGGCTTTACGCAAAACCATGACAGCACCGCATTTCGGACAAAGGATCTCTGTTGCTTTTGCCTGTTCCGTATTTTCCGTTTCCGCTGCAGTCGAGCAAGCTTCTTCTAAAGCAGCTTTGAATTTTTCGGTATAATCAATATTGGGTTGCTTGTGTATTTGAAGAAAAAAATGTGCCATTGCCTCCATGTCTTTTTCGCTCATGGAAACAGCATTTGGCTCGCTGTCTATTCTGCGTATATACTGAGCTAATTGGTCTGCTTTGATAACCTGTGATTTCACTTCTTTTTTTGCATATCGATCATAAAGGACGGTTTTAGGATTGGCGAGAACCACAATTGACCGGTATGTATCATAGAAATATCTTTCAAAAATAGCTTTTAAGAAGATGTTTCCTATTTCGGCAGAACGGATTTCCTTAATGAGCTCCAAATGTCTTCGATTTTGTGTAATAGGGGAATAGATACCTTCCTTTTTTGTGCTGCGTCCGTAAGAGATAGTGCGCGTGAAATCACCGGCGCTGTTAATTTCAATATTACCATAAAGATTCTTGCATTCCAATACAAAGCAATGCTTGCGGGTAACAATCAAGTAATCAATCTGGCTTGTTAACCCTTCATGTTCTAAATATAAATCATGTAACACGAACATTGGGATATGGCTGTTCTCAAGCTCATATCGAACAGCCTTTTCACCGAAAATACCGGCATCTACGCGGCGGATTTCCTCATCGAGTTTGTTAGTCAATTCTTCGGTTGCTGTTTTACGGAACTTTTGCAAGACGGTAAGTTGGCGCTCCGCTTCACTGTCATCTTTCAAAAAAATAGGTTCCTTGATTTTGTCGAATAGGCCCATGGGTACCCTCGCTTTAGTAAGTAGTTATGGTCATGACTATTTCACGCATAATAAACATAATGGAAAACTTACATCAATAATTTCCACAGCGAAAAAACGCCACAAATGGCTGCTTTGTTTCACCTCAAATTAAGTGTTTTTACTCTCGGATAGCATCAAGCCAATTCCGATCAAGATGCAAAATTAAGTTTCTTGTAATTCCTCCCAACACAATGTTGACATTCAGCAAACCAAACAATCGCTCCTTTTCATCAAGTGCAATTTCTCCACCAAACACAGAAGCATAATCTAATGATTCAGGTGGCGTGAAATAGAATCTGCGATGGTCGTCATTGATTTCCATCCAGAATAGGCGTTGTCCACCATTCACATTATTATAATTGCGAGTAAAGTAGACGCGACAACGTCCTTCGTCGGAGGCCGCGAATTCATCCTCAGGAAATGGCCTGTTACCAACGAAATGAAGAAATACTCCTGTAGCGGTTGTCGCGATAAAACTGGATTTTATTATTACAAGTTCGTTTTGAAGTTGTGATAAGATTTCATGGTATCCGTCAGCACAATACTGTGCAAAGATATTTTGGTCAAAATTTTGATTGCGAATTGCAGAAATGAAAGTTCGCTGAAAATCATTCCAGTGTCCAGCTTTTATGCAATTCACTGATAAGTAGTTTGATTCAAATTCCACAAGAGTGTTTTTTATTTGGTCAATCAAGTAATTGTTAGCATATGAGATTGTCTTAATGCCATGGGCGTAGGCAAGTTTTTCGGCCTCCGCTTGAAAGCCACTTGCCGAAAAGTAGACACCAACTTCTGCCTTCCTAGGATAGGCCTCTTCAGGACTAACACCATCTGCGACAAAATAGTTTTCTTGAATATCTTTCACCACTCCGATATATTCCCGAATATGTTTTTTTGCTAACGGGCTTCTATAAAATTTCACTTCGCCCAAAAGACGCAGCGGATAGGAAAATGGAATCAAACGATTAAAATCGCAGGGACAATCAATTTGGTGCCAGCATCCGCGCCCTCTGATTTCTATAAACCCCTCCCGGTTCTTTCTTACCCGTTCCTGAGGTTCTGTAGCGAAGGCTATCAGAGTGAAACCGTTTTTCCTAAGGAGTTCATTAATTATTACTTCGAACAAATATCCTTTTAGTTGGCTGCGATACATACTAAATTCATTCCGCATAATATTTTCCCCACCCTTTTCGTTTACTACTTGCTTTTAGCCGAGGTTAAGGTTCTAATCAACTCGTACCAGTTTTCTAAGTACGTTTCTGCTTCTGGTAGATGGAAGATTAAGTGCGGCTCGTTTAGGCAGTTAATAAAACATAGAATGTCTTTTACTGGCCGCCGTTTTTCGGTTGAAGATAAGTAGTTACAGGAGCTTGTTTTCAGCGCACCTTTCACATCTTCTAAACCATGGCTTTCTGTGTTAAGTACTAAGCGATACAGTAGCTAATTGCTTTTCTGGTAACAAAGCTAAGCTAACATTCAATCGTTACAAAATATCTGCAAAATACCCAGCATTGGTTCTGGAAAACATAACTTTCGATGGGAACACATTCTCGCCCCTATTTGCTAAATCAACTAAAGTCATCGCCCATCCAGATAACTCTTCTGGAATTCGATAGCACTTTACCTCGTCTTCTTCTAAAATCGTAACTACTGGAATCATTCCTTTGCTTATGCCTACTGATAATACATCAAATGTTTGATGTCCATTTTTTATTTCAAGAAAAGGTTGCTTGTCAATGTCAAAGTAAACCTTTGCTCCTTGGCGATTTATTAAAAAACCATTAGATAAGTCGTTATCTGTAACAGCATCAATTGGCAACGCAGGCGTTTGTCTGCCGTTTCCCATCCGTTCAAAATGCTCAGCAAGACATTTACAACAATAAGCGTTGAAATACTCACCTTGCATATCAAGGCTTTTTTTTATATCTTCCACCGATTGAAAATGATTCATGAAATTTAAGAGAGCAATGAACACTATCAAATCATCCGAGTATGTTCCAGCAAACGTCTTATACCATGCCGTGTTCAATTCAATGGCTACTTGGTGTAATTTCTTGTAAAGGGCAAGCTGCCGCTCATTGATAACGAACCAACTCTTATCGAGGATTTTCTTGTTTAGTGGTTCTTCAGGCGAAGCATATTCCAATTCGTTATGTAGTGCCTTAAGCAATTTTGAAATGATGCCTGCCAACATATCAGCCATACGAATTCCGCAGGAGGTCAATGAGTCTGCCTCGGAAACTGCGCATAAGCCCGCTCGTTCAGCGGCTTTCACTGTGTTGCTATTTTCGCCTTCTTTGTCTATGGTAATCGAATAATCATGAATGCCTTTTTCATCCAGAAATTTTCTAAATCCCACGAAAGCGATGTCATAGTTCCAGTCAATTGTTTTAATCGAGGATACGTCGTCCAAGAGCAAGAGAATTTGGCTAAATTGCTTAATTTCCTCTTGTTTCAACGTTTCGTTTGCCTTATCTTTTTCGATTTGGGATGTAAAGAAGTTTTTCAATAAACCAATAAGTTCACTTGTGTTATTATACATCCCCGCCATAATTTCGCTTGGCTGATACAAGACTATTGCCTTCGTGATGGAATATTTCATCGCATCCATATTCACGAAAAGGCTGTTTTCATATTCCTCAAATAACTGATAGATTATGTATTCGATTTTACTTGTGACAGCATAATAGACAAGGATTCTTCCATCGAACAGCGTCAAGAAGTCCTCTAACAAGGAAAGGCTGTCAGCGTTCAAGGAGGCAAAACCACTTTTTAGTTGGCTTTGCTTGATAGTAGTGCTTTTTAGTTCGCCGTTTGACTGCCTGTGCTGATATTTAGACTCAAACGCTGCGTATCTTTTATACAATCCGGCCTGATTGTCAGAGAACCAGCCAACGATAACCGCAATAAAGCTGTCGAAATAATTCTCTGCAGTAATGGTTTTATGGTTGATTTTTCGGCTATGCTCAGATTCATCATAATAGAAATTATATTTACTCACAAATTTGGCTCCTTCTGGCAACAAAATACATTCTGTATAAGCAGGTAGGATGTTTCGATTATTGCTATAAATTTTCCGTGTGTGCTTTTATGATACCATTTGAAGCCATCGGAAAGAATTGAAAAAATGCTCAAAAAATAACCAAAAATATGTGGGATATTACATTATTTTCTATTTTTCGCAATATATTGAAAGGAAAAGCAAAAAACTCTTGGCACAGCAGCTGCAAAACACACTGTTCTAAGAGCTTTTTAGTATCTTATTTATTTAATTTTTTATCTAAAAGATAGAAGAACTTCCGCCTATCTTCATAAAATTGCCGACGCCCGCAGGCAGGGGATAGATACTCATACGGTAGATTAGCTGCGGTAACATTAGCAAGTAAACTGTGATAGTTCACCGAATCCACCTCCATCGCAGTTTGCTCAATCAGTTCGATGTCCCTCGCAAGCTGCTGAGCACGTTCTGCCTTGGCTGCGGTTGGGTCCGAAGTTCCACTGCCGTGGGGCTCATTGCTATATGTAACTGCGCCAATTCCGCGCAACGCTGCAAGTCGCTGCTTTTTTTCGTCATACTGCAAGCAGAAGTTTTTTAATTCGCGGTAGCGGTATTTTGATATTTCATATTTTTCGAGGTTTAAATCCTTTTGGTTTGGCAAAGTTGCGTCCTCCTTCTGCATTTGACGATGTTCTTACTCTGTACGCTCGTTGGCTGTTTTGAAATGTTCTGAATCTATTTCAAAGCCTACATAATCCCGGCCAGCGTTTAACGCTGCTATCTTGGTGGTGCCGCTGCCCATACAGCAGTCGAGGACAAGCTGCCCTGGCTCTGTGTAGGTGTGGATCAGATACTCAAACAAGGCAACCGGCTTTTGCGTCGGGTGAAGGCCGTCCCGTTGGCAGGGGAAGGTAAGTATCTGCCGCGGATAATTTGTGTATTTACTGGTGTATGCTTTGCTAAGTGTCTTCGGATCATAAACGTAATCGCTGGCAACCTTTTTCGCTGTGTGCGGTTTTGGATTTGAGATTGCAATAAGCCCTTGCGGATTGTAGATCGGTGTTTTGCGATAGAACACAACGACTTCCTCGACGCAGCGCAAAGGCTGGTATTTCGCGAATGGAAAACCGGTGACTTGGTTTTTGTTCCAGTACCAAGCGTATTTGAAGTGGCGGCGATTGCTGTTAATTAAATCGGTAGTGAACGGCTGCGCAGCGGTAAATACCATTGCACCGTTTGGCTTGCAAACGCGGTTTAGTTGCTGCCAAAGCTGGTCGAAGGGGATAAGGCTATCCCAGCGGCACCCGGTAATGCCATAAGGCAGATCAGTCAGCACCATATCCACACAGCTATCGGGAAGGAGCTGCATCCCAGCGATGCAGTCCATGTTAAAAAGTTTGTTTGTGTATTCCATATTGTCCTCTCTCCTCTGCTTATTGGTTAGATGTAACCACTCCTTTCGTTCTCGGCTTTTACACCCAGAAGCGTTAATACCCAGCAAGGCTCTTTTGGGTTTCCTCTCCATTCTGGACGTGCCCCATGCCGTAGCCGTGCCGTTATCGTGCAATACAATTTGGGACTATCTGCCCGGTACCCGTTCCGCAGGCATATTTCCATTTGTCCATTAGCATTCATTGCGGGGCCAAATCGCGCGGCATAGCAGGGTGTGTCGGAACGGTATTCTTCCAGTTTTTCGCCTGCTGCGATCATGTCGAACCACTTCTTTTTAATTGGCAATGTTAGCATGACGGTTACTCCTTTCTGTCGTCGGTCACAATCTCGCGCCAAAGCCATCCGCTGGGCCGAGCATGCCGCTCGATGAAAAGCCGGCGGCGTAAGGTGTAGTCGCGGGATTTTCTCTTTGTGAATTTGCTTTTGATTTCCACTACTTCAACTGTTCCGCTGCGGTAGTGAAGTACAAAGTCTGGCTTGAATACCGCTGCCGGAAACTTTTTGCCGCAAAATTCCGCTGCCGGGTAAAGTTCAAACTCTCGGTGTAGTTCGCATTTTGCAATGGTGCCATTGCGCAGCCCGGGCAAAACCTCGGCAAGATAAAACTCGCGCTCGCCGTTGCTGTCAAAAGCATCTTTGGGCAACTTTGCAGGCATTGCGCTTTTTCGCTGCTGCCCGGCGGCAAGCTGGCGGGCAATTTGCCGCTGTGCATCTGGACCGAGACGGCTGATATCAATCCCCATTGTGCCTACCTTGATTTGCGAGCAGCTCTTTTCTTGCGCAGCAGTACAATCTGGTCAAGCTTAAAGCATTCGCGGTAAAGCACCTTGTATTCTGCGGACCGCTTGTCCGGAAATTCCACGGTTACAAACTGGCCGAGCGGGTGAATAAATACCAAGGTGCCGATGGTTGGCTTTTCGGTGGCCGCTTCAAATTTGCCGAGCGGTGCTTTCGCGTTTTCGGGGCGAATAGCCCGCACGGTTGCGCCTGTTTTCAGTTTCATAGATATGTACCTCCAAATTTTCGTTATACAGCAGGGAAGTCCTCGAAATTCTCTTCCGCTGCTCGTTCCCATGGAATCAGCCGGTAGAATTGACAGGGCAGGCCGTTGAGTGGGTTTTCGTAGTTCTTTACGCCGCTGCCATCGCCAACCGACTTGTCTATGTAGTAGCCCTTTTTCGCCTTAGGCTCCTTAGCCCATTCGGATGCTGATACTTTGATGATTTTCACTGTCGGCTTATCGAGATTTGTAGAAGCAACCCAGCGGCGCTGATGCCGGCCGGCACTGTCTTTTCTGTGCTTGGTTTCTTTGATAAAATAGTAAGCCAGATTAGCAAGGTGCTGTGTATCCCGAATCGGTGTGCCGCGCAGGGTGCCGAATTCCCGCCACATTTTTTGCAATGGGCGAATGTCTGCGTCTGGAATAATCATGTGATGGTGAATGGCCGTGCTTTCGTACTCTGTAACATAGACATATTTGAGTTCGTTTCCCAATGTCTTTTTAAAGTACTCCCGCATTTTTGCGACCTGCTTTTTAAACACTGCCTTTGCCTGTTCTGGTGCAGGCCTTCTTTGCGGGCGATAGGTGAATACTAGATGCCAGTCATTTGCTTTGAAGTTCGTGAAAAGCAATAGCCGGAGCTTTTGTTCTGCGTTGGCATCGTTGACTTTTTCCACATCCAGTGGGGTAGGGTTGCAGTTTTCAGATCGTGCGATGCCTTTAATGCCAACCCTTGCGGAGTATGTTTTCTTTATCTCGATGATGCCGCCGGCATTGTAGATTTTCTTAATATACGGCACTGTGCTGTGACCCCCTTTCAGATTCCAGTTATTAATACTTGAACCTAGGCAAACGGCGGCTTTGTGCCGCTTGCAAGGAATAGAAAAGGGTGGTATAATATTCTCAGTTACGTGGGAATACTTTTCCACCCGAGTCCTTCATGGTGCCAGCCGTGAGGGGCTCTTTTTTTGTGCTTTTTGGTTGAAGTGCTGTTCCAGTGTTTTGAGGGCCGAAGCGCTGAGCATTTCTAGTTCAAACTCGGTGCGCTCAAGGTCGCTAGGCGGAAAGCGGGCCTGTCCTTTTTTCTCAAGCCGCCAGTTTTGGTAAAGCAGGTGCATGGCGGGGTGAGATAAGTTGAGTAAGTAATAGGGGAGCGGGTTGCGTTCTCGCCGTGCGCTTTTCGCAAACATTTCACTGCGTTCCTGCAGGATTGCCGCTGCCAGTTCTTTTCTGGTCATCTGCAACGCTCCTTTCAATGTGGTTCTCGGATATGTAGATGCACCGTCCGTTGTCGAGCTGCACCAAACAGCGTTTTGGGGCACGTTCCAGAATACTGCCGCCGCAGTAGATGGCACCCTTCATTCCGCGAAAGCAGCCGCAGGTGACATACACCCGCTCGCCGGGCTTGAATTTGTTTTTGAAAAGCCGATTCACTGCTGCACCCCCTCGGAGAGCAAATACACTTTGTGCGAGCCGTAGCCTGACCAGTGCAGCGCGTTTTCGTGGGTGTCCACTGCAACGTCCAGTTTGTTTTGTTTTACTTTGCTGCCAATATCCTGCGCTTGCCGAATGCCGACCCCTTCGATGTAGATCCAACTACCAAGCGGAATCACTTCCGGATCTGCCGAAACGCTGGCACCTGCAGCGACAGGCGCGCCGCTGGCGGTGATACCGGTGCCGGTGCCGCAGATGTGCGGGTAAGCTTCGCAGCAATATGCGGTGCAGTCAAATTCACCGAGGTATTCAACCTCAATGGGTGCGGTCTGTTGAAAAGCCATGGTTTCCGCTGCTGCGGTTTCTTTTTGTTGAATCGTGAGCCGCTCGATAGTGGCGTTTGCAGAATCTAGCAAAGCCTTTTGCGTCTGCATCCCGTTTGCAATGACAAAGCCGAGTAGTAGCACGACACCGGCCATGCCGGCAGTGTAAAAGGAAAGCCGCTCGGCGCGATGCCGCTCGGCTTGGTAGGCGGTGCGGTATTTACGCGCCAGTATTTCATCCGTGCTACGCGGTTTCGAGAGATTCTGCGTATTCATTTGCAATCCTTTCTACATCCTTGCGAAGCTTGTCCGCTGCTGTTTGGATGCCGTATTGCTCCGGCTCTGCATGGAGTGTACGGTTGATACGGTCGGCAAAATCGCAGAGCATTTCTGAAAGCTGTGCGCCGTTTGGGTTTGCGTGGTCGGTGTTTACCTCTGCGGTGTAATTGCCGAAGTGGTCCACCAAAATGTTGATGGAACCTAATTGTTTTACTGCCATGTGTATTTCACTTCCTTTTGGCCGCGCTTAGCAGTTCTTGGATAGCGAGCTTTTTGCCCATTGCGAAAAGCAGCGCGGTGTTTGTGATTTTGCCATAAAGGCGGCTTTGGGCATTGTCGGTGCGGTCGAACAGCTCTTGCAGCTCCTGCGGGGAGCAAGCTGCGTAGTAAATTAAGTAGTGTTGGTGTGCCTGCTCGAAAGCAGATAGTTCCTTGGGCTGCGGCATATTACGTTGCCTCCTGCTGGTTTGCGTGTGTTATGACAACACGAGTGCAATTTTTTCTAGAGTGGTGCGGCCGCCGACAAACCCGAATTTTTTTGCTTGGTTGTAAATGGTGCGACGCTCGTACCCGAGCAAATCGGCAACTTCCGCAGAAGTGTATAGCATTTTTGCGCCATATTTTTCTGATGCGATGCGTCGAAGGCCTTCCAGTGTGTCACGGTACAGCTCTTTTTCTCTTGGCATTTTGTATCACTCCTTTAGAAGTCCGTTTTATTGGACATATATAATGGTATAATTTGGATGCAAGGCTGCTAAATTGACAAGATGAAGTTGGAAGGCAAATAAACCCCCGTTTAATTGTTCTGTTTGTATTCCGCTCATTCAAATGGTAAAACATGGTCGAAAGAAGGTGGAAATGTTTGATTGATATTTTTTTCTCCATATTAGGGAATTTGGTTTGGGTCACATTGGTGTACGCTTATAAGTGCTGGCAGAAAGTTGAAAAAACAAAAAAATACTATATTTTGATAAAATCGTTGTTCTTTATAAACATGTCAGTAGGGATTTTGTCTGCCATATTCGCAGTTGAGAGTAACGGACTAATTTTTGTCTTGCGAGCGGTATCTGCATTCGGATGCTTTGGAACGTCTGCTTTTATGTTTTTCAACTTTGTAACGCTCACACAGCGTTTCGAGCAAGCCGCCAAAAAAAACTCCAGCACAACAAAATAATGCAACTAATTCGGATTTCCCCATTGCTTGTCCTTTCTTATGTAATAGATTTTTCAGCGATTAGTTCATCTATAGCTTTGCGAAACACAACTTCTGCAGTTTTCGGATTACGCTTCCCATTAAGTACAGCATTTGTGTATTCACGCGAGAAGCCTAAATGCGCAGCTATTTCAGATTGGCTTATATTGTGTACATGCATTTTGCCTACGATTTCAGCGGTCCATTGTGCAGACATACAAAGTTCACCTCCGTTCACAATTTTGAGATTCAAAATGTTTACATTTGTGAACAAAAGTGATATAGTGAAGTTGTTCAGACAGTCACATCACCGAAAGTTCACTTTTGTGAATCCGTTGCTCACAGTATAGTACACTTTCGGAAACTTTGCAATACGTTAAATTCACATTAGTGAACTTTTAGCGTACTGCACAATCTTTGGGAGTGAGTATTGTGTTTTTCGATAACTATTGTGAACTTTGCAAAATCAAGGGGAAGTCTCCAACAGGTGCCGCCTTGGAAATAGGATTAAGTAGGAGCGCGGTGTCGGCATGGCGAAACACGACTAGGCTACCGCAGGCTGCACAACTGCAAAAAATCGCAGATTATTTTGGTGTAACAATTGATCAATTGTTAGATGGCGAACAAAAAGAAAACCACGCCGCAAAAAGCGACGAGGTAACATTTGATGACTTCACATATGCGCTGCACAACCAGAGCAAAGAGCTGAATGACGCAAATAAGGAAAAACTTTTAGATATGGCACGAATGCTAAAATTAGCGCAGGACGCGCAAAAAAACAAGTGAGGATATCACCATGGTGTCACTGGAATCCATTTATGAGGATGTAGACCGGCATAACATTATAATTTTTCAATATGCCTTGGAGGATATGGCAGACGGTGCAATTATAGGCAACGCAAATGGATATGGCGTGTTTTTGGATTTTTCGCAATACAAAACAGTGCGTCAATACAAAGCAGCACTGATTCACGAAACAAGCCATTGCGCAACAGGGGCATTGCATAGAATTGATAGTCCTTTTGAGCTGGTGGAGCGCAATGAATATAAAGCACAACGCAGATCTTATGAAACATATGTGCCAGTAAACGAGATAAAACAGGCTATGCAATATGGATATACAGAGCCATGGGAAATTGCTGACTGGTTTGATTTGCCGGAAGAAGATATAAAAAAAGCCCTGCACTACTGGGTAGAGTGCAGGGGTGTGAATTTTAACAGTATGGAGGGTTAATATCAATGCTAACGATGGATATAATCCGTTCGGTAAAGCCGGAGCGTATTGAAAAGGGTGCAAGCCTTTTGAGTTTGCCCGACGAGTATGTATGCATCGATTTAGAAACAACGGGACTTGATCCCCAGTGTGATGATATTATCGAGGTATGTGCTTCTCGAGTAGCCGGTGGCATTATTAAACAAACATATAGCACATTAGTTCGCCCACCTTTTCAAATTAGCGAGTTTATTTCAGAACTAACAGGGATAACAAACGAAATGCTTAGAGACCAGCCGACGATTAATACCGTTTTGCCCGAACTGTTGGACTTTGTTGGGCGGTCTGTTATCGTAGGGCACAATGTTAATTTTGACATTAATTTTTTATATGATGAATGCATCCGTCAAGGGGGAGAAGCATTCCCTAATGATTTTGTTGATACTATGCGAATATCGAGAAGACTGTTTCCCGATTTTGAAAATCATAAGCTGAAGACATTGGTAGAAAAATTTGAATGTAGCCGGTGTAACACACATCGTGCTCAAGAAGATGTAGCAGTAACGGTGCAATGTTATGAGTACATGAAAAACTATACTATAAATAATAATATTCAGATAAGTCAATGCAGAAAATCAAAAAATCATTCAACATTGCGAGCCAAAGACATCTCCCCCAATGCCGAAAAGATTGATCCGTCTAATCTTTTTTTTAATAAAACTGTCGTGTTCACTGGTGTTTTAGAACGGATGACTCGTAAAGCCGCCATGCAGTATATCTCTGACATTGGAGGCTTTAATGGGGATGGAGTTACCCAAAAGACAAATTTTCTTGTGTTAGGTAACAATGACTATTGTGCCAGCATTAAAGATGGAAAGAGTACAAAACAGAAAAAAGCGGAAAAGCTAAAGCTCTCTGGCAACGACATTGAAATTATTTCTGAACGAGTCTTTTACGATATGATAGAAAGCGAGGCGTGAAAAGTGCTTTGTCCTGATAATTACATAAAATTTGAGTCCGATGAAATAAAATTTGAGTTTTTAAAATCTCACGGATTTACCAACGCAGTAACAAATGGGGAAGTACCTTTAGTTTATCGAGGGGTATTCACCAATGCTCCGCAAGTATGCGAAGCGGCAGGAAGAATAGATAACGAGATAATGGTAATTGCTGTTGCAGGTCAGCTGCACAAGATAGCATGTGACTTTTTACTGCAGATGCAGCCCACTGTGAAAGTTTTAAAAGAGTTTAAAGAAACAGGTGATATTAATTGTATTCCGCAGATGACATTCTAAAAATTGTAATCGAACAGGTGCCTCAAAACTATTTAGATGTATGTGCAATAAAAGCACGAACATTAAAAAATAAAAATAAGTTTTGTGTAAATATTGAGGTGCTTATTGCTCCTTCTATATACTATTCGAATGTGGCGACCCAGACGCTTTGTAAATTTGATGGAAAGTGTTTAGTTTTTCAAAATCCTGCTGAAGTGATTGAGGCTCTGGATTTTATAGATGTAATGCGGTTAAAAGCAGCTATTAAAACGCATTTACGAACGCTTTTTACCTTTGAACAGTTTGGCTGCTGTAGCCGCTATCGAGAATGTAGTAATCTAAAATGTTGTACACACGAAAACCCATTCTATTCCGGGGCATGCATGTATCGCAAGAACTTAGAGGCCGGAAAGGTTTTCTATTGACCTCAAAATGGAAATGTGTTGGCAACATATATTCTGTAAATAAAAAAATCCCCCACCGGCGGCAACCGGCAGGAGATATAGAAGAACAGCTTACCCCGAAGGATACGCAGCCCACAACTGTATTGTATCACCTCTGGGGTAGGCTTATCAAGTCATACTTTGGAGGTGTTTTATTATGGCAAAAAAAGCTAAAACAAGAAAAGACGGTCTAATAGAGAAAGTGGTGGACGGACATCACTTTTATGGGCGCACAGAACGAGAAATTTTGAAAAAGCTGAAGGACTACCAAGGAACAAAAGAAAGCGGCATTTCGTTTACCAAATTGGCCGAGGACTGGTATAACAAGCATATTAATACCGTGACACCAAACTCACAAAAAAGTTATAATGCAGGATATAAGAAATGCACAGAATGGTTTCGTGGCACTCCGTGGAAGACAATTCAGATTTCAGACTGCAATGCTTATATGAACCATCTCATCAGCCGCGGGTACGCATTTAAAACTGTTTCCAATGCTATGTTGGTATTGCGGTTGATTTTAAAGCATGGTTGTGTAACCTATAATGTAACCGAAAACCCTATGGTGCTGGTGAAAGTACCGCGAACGCTGCCCAAAACAAAGCGCCGCTGCCCAGAACAATCTAATTTGGAACTCGTGAAGTCTCACGGCGACACGCCAGCGGGATTGATGCTCTACTTCATTTTATATTCGGGGTTACGAATAGGGGAGCTGCTGGCGCTAAGATACGAAGATATTGATTTTGATGCAAAAACAATTTTTGTGCATCGCTCCATTTATTTTGAAAGCAATGTGCCACACGAGAAGGGACCCAAGTCCGAGGCTGGCACGAGAACCGTGCCGCTGCTGGAATGCTTAGTAGATAAAATTCCACATAAAAAGAAAGGCGTTGTGTTCCCGGATCTCAATGGCGAATGGTATACCAATAAGCGCATCTGGACGGTGATGGACAACTACCGGAAGGAAACCGGCGCGAATGTAACGCCCCATGAGCTGCGCCACGCTTATGCAACGATGTGTTTTGAAGCTGGGCTTATGCCGAAGGACGTGCAGCATTTGCTGGGCCATTCCGACATTACTACTACGATGAACATCTATACCGACTGGCGTGACAACCGAATTGTGAATGCCGCAGATAAACTCAATAAAGTGAAGTTTTGA